TATCCAAAGCTCTACCAATAGTAGTTCCAGTAGTTTTAGTTGCTATTTTATCACCAGATAAAACAACCTCAACATCTGCACCTTTAGCAATAGCAGCCGAAGCTTCCATAACTACAACAGAGTTTGCAAAAGCTACTCTTACGAAATCATTAGCTACAAAAGAGCTTTTTTTAACTTCGTAAAGTACAACACCAATAATGTCATCAGTGGTTGCACCTGCTTTGTCTACAGTCATTATTTTTCCTGCTTCGTCTTGTAGTACAACAGCACTACCGCCAACTAGTGTATTTACAGAGCTAGACTTAACTTGAGCATTTAAAATATTTGCATTAAAGCCAAGATCTAAAAGACCTTTAACTTGTGATTGTTCGAATTGATTTAATTCAGCCATTTTCTTTTTTATTTAAATTATTATTTAGACCCATAAAGAGACTTACCAAGTTTTAATTCCGACATTGGAGTTGAAATTTTAACTTGATTTTCTTTTGAGTTTTTCAAAGCCTCTTTTTTAGCTTCTTCTATTTCCTCAAAATCCTTAGAATTTTTTTTTGCTTCTTTCTTTTCTTCTTCATCTTTTTTTTCATCTTCTTCGTTTTCTTTTTTCTCTTCTTCTTTTTCTTCCTCGTTTTTCTTCATTTGAGCTTTGTAAGCATTAGCTAAGTCTTTGACTTTAACCATTTTGCCATCAATTTCAAATTCATCATCAGAATTTACTTTTGCTTTTTCTTCTTCTTCTTTGGCTTTCTTTTCTTCTTCTGCGGCGTTATATGCTTTGATCATATCAGCAACTGAAACAGTTTTACCTTCTTCAATCTCAAAACGAGCAGTCTCAAGATCAATTTCTTTAGTTATAGAGTTTTCTTTTTTTTCCTCTTTTTTAAATTTAAAAATAGTCATTATTTTGTCTTTAATTGAATTTTTATAAATAATTGCGTCCTCATAACGAGGCTTATTGACAATGGCTAAGTGTATTGCTTCGCCATCAACAATCTCTTTATCATAAGGTATATTGTGGTATGTACCTTTGATGTCTTTAGTTATCGCCCAATATGCACAACTTAAAGAATAATTTTCATTATCAATCAAATTTATTGCTTCTTCATTATTCACTACAAAATCACACCATACCCAACCATCATCAAGCCAAACTTTGGAAATATAGCCGCATACTTGATCGGTTTCATCTTCCGTTAAATCTTTATGATCGATAACAACATAAGCTCCTTTAAACTTTTCGCCAATATTCATTAAGTTTTCTTGGCGTATATAAGCCATTTCATCTTCATATTGAACAACGCCAGCTTCAAGAAACCTGCCAGTATAAGTTTGAGCTTTCAATTTAGGGCTTTGATTAGTTGCTTTCATATTAAGAAATAACTTGTAACGATGTTATATCCAAAGCAGAAACTACAAGCTCTGTGCTTGTGCCTGAGTTTTGAACAACGCAAATATAATTAGGTATTGAATCAAGTATTTTCATTTGGCTATCCATTGTAACGATGAGAGCCATTTTTGTTGAAATATTAGCTAAAGTTAAACCTGCTGGTTGTTTTTCCGAACCATAGATCGTGATATTGCCGCCAATATTAGTAATTCTAGGTTTTAAAATATCACCTAACCCAGAAGGAACAGCTATACTAACTTGATACAAGTTGTTAATGGTTAAATCAGATTGAAATTGTTTTAAAGACATTCTTTAATCTATAATAGGTATTGCAACACAACGACAGCCAAAGTCTTGACTTGGATTTGCTCGCTTACCAGTTTGTTTATTAACTATTGGAGGACTATCGAATGAAAAAATCTTGTTGTTAAGATCTTGATGGTCTTCTCTTACTCTCACATCCCTAGAAGTTGACCATCTATATTTTGTAATACCTAGCTCTTTATATTTTGCTTCTTTATAAAATGAAGTAAAAAGTCCTATTTCTTGCTTTGCTAAAAAAAGTGATCTATTTTGACTCACTTCAAAGCCTTTTTCAATAGTTCTTTGTAAACTTTCAGCTCTCACGCCACTAAAAGCGGATTGCTCCACCTGCTCTCTTAACTTAACAATTTCATTATTAGCAAAATCTTTAATAAAGAGTTTCATATTATTTGTAAACTCTTCAGCTATTTTTAGTTTTTGTGCTTGAGTTGTTTTTATATCAAGCCCAATAACTTGGCTAATACTTTTAGTTAAATTATCATCTATATTATCTAATATTTGATAATATTTATCTTGCAAGTTAAAATTTATGATTTTTTCCTCAATATTAAGATTGTTTATTTTATCCAATAAAGAAGTTGCCAGTCTTTTTCCTGCATAATTAGCTTTACCGATAGTTAATTGCAGCTCAACTGGTAATTGATTAACATTAACTCTAAAGCCTTTTATTCTTTGATCAAATTTAAAACCCAGCTTGTTAAATTCTTTTATTATTGCAACATTAAACGAGCCTTTAACAATTCCTTGATCATATCCAATGCGACCGCTTCTTATTGCTCTAGTAATATTATTTATTGCTGAATTATAATATAAGCCTTTTTTTTCCTTAAACTCATCAAGTAAGGGCTGTAATAAAGATTCAAGCAAAAAGCTATAAATATTTTTAGCTATTTCTTGTTCAAATTTAATTGGCGTTATAACTGGCTTTAATTCTTTACTCATCAATTTGAGTCATTAAAATATTACGCTTGTTTATTTCTTGGATTGCTTGTTCATTACTTATTATACCTCTATCAAGCAAAGATAAAATGTTATTAATGATTGTATTATTGACGGTTGCCTCTTGATCTGCTGTTAATTGTCTTAATGGATAATATTCAATATCAAGATCATCTATAACTACATCAAATAGCTTTTTGCAACATAATTTAAGTATGTTTATAATAATACTATCATATTTGCCTCTAATCTCTGATTCAATCATTGAGTTGTAGTTTTCAATAGAATCTTGACCACTTGAAAAGCCTGTTGCTGATTGTCCGAAAAGTTTATTAACTGGCATTTTAACATCTGCGGCAATGCCGATTCTTATTTCCCTTAATACTTCCGCAAGTCCTGCGAATGTTAAGCTCTTTTGCTCGTATTCATCAGCTTTGTCTTTAACAATGGCGTTTTGATAGCTTTTAATTTGATTCATTGCTTGTAATATCTGTAATGTTTTTCTTGAGCCATCTGGAGTTGCTATTCTATCATTTAAGCCTTCAATAGAATAAATATCAACCTTAGCCTCATCAAGCAATTCAAATATAACATTATTATTTTTTAGATATTGGTTGAAACTTCTTATTATTCTTTCAACCTCACTCATTCCCCAACCTCTTAATTGTGGTCTAAGCAATGAAGGGGCAGTTTTACCATTTATTATATTTATTCTTGAGCTGTGTATTTCCTTACCATAATAATAATATGTAGCTTGTCCGCTTCCTTCAATATATGGCTTTTCTTCTGTGTAGCTTCCTTCATTTACTCTATTAAGCTCCCAAAGATCAGCGGCATAGAATTTAAGAGGCGTGTTTTTATTGATTTGATTTATATTAAGTGGTTGGTTAGAATTGCCAACTGTATTTATTATAATTCCTGCACCACCAAAAAGCCTCGACCACTTCGCCGACTCTTTTATTACTTCCAAAACATCATTTTTAGTAATGTAATTTTGCAGCTCGTAAATGTCATTATCATCTAATTGACTTGATTTAATCATAAATCCACCTCTAAAAGCATCGTCAATAGGTTGATCAATTAAAGTCTGAATTATACCATAGGTTGAATAAGCATAAGATAAAGTAGGACGATCATTAGATACTAGATACTCTCTATTATTTAGCCTTATAGTGTCAACGCTTGATAATTGTTTAGTTGCAGATAAGCCAAAAGCTATATCAGATAAGCCATTAGATATATATTGTCCAGCTGTTGCAATTGCTTTTTTTTTCGCCATCAAAATTGAAATATATATCCCTTAATTATAGATAAAATAAAGATTTGTAAATTGTCAACTATAAAATATCAAAAAAGGTTGCTTTCCTCTTGAGTAGTGCAATATGAACACCATCTATAACATTATCTACAAAATCGTCATGGTCAGCATTAGGAAAGCTTAACAATTCATCTTTCATTTCTTGCCAGTTTTCAATATCTTTATTGATTATTAAATTGGGATCGTTGCTATTCAAACAAGGTATAGAGTTATTAGCTCTTGCAATTTTGTCAATATTTCTTGCTGGCAATAATTCTTTTAGCTTCTCTTCGCTTGGTACTGGATAGCCTTTTTTCCTGTATTTCTGATTTAAATAAATGCCGTGTGATTTATCTTCAATACAAATATATCTAAAGCCAGTAGTTATTTTTGAAGCAATCCAAGAATCAATCCATTCATCAACATCAACTGCATTAATCTTTTTTCTTTTAGCATCAATTAAATATAACTTAGGCAATGAATTAATAACCTCTACCCCCCAATAGCAAAAACAAGTATAATCATTTTGTTCTTTTGATTTATACGATAAGTCGCCAGTAATAAATCTATATTCATAATTGCTTGGTAATTCTTCCTTGCTTATTTCTTTTATTGTCTCTTTTTTAAACAAATTACCGCCTGCCATAATAGGGGCTTGTTGATATTGAGCTGAAAACATATACTCGTTTTTTTGCAGCTCTTCAATCCTTTCTTTTGTGTATTGACTAGGTATTTGACAAACTCCGTCAACTATCAAAGGCTTTTTAAGAGTTTTAAATTTATAGGTTTCAATTAAAAATCCGCTTAAATCTTGTAAATGTAGCCTTTGTTGAATGTTAATTATTGGCGTGTTTGATTCATTAAGCCTTGATAATAGAGTTTCTTCAAAATAAGTTTTTACCCTATTTCTCATAGTTTGTGAATGAATGTCAGAAGGTTTATTTGCATCATCCACAATAAGGCAGCCAGAAAATGTAGTTGCTCCCCTTGTTCCTGAGCCAAGACCTGTAATAGTTGAACCAATAGAGGCAAACAAAGTAACGCCATTTTCTTTTGTAGTGATTTTTCTACTTGTAAAATGGCTTTTCCCTTCCGTCTTTTGTAAATATTCTTGCCAAAATTCATTGATAGGGTTTGACTCTTCTTTTTCTTCTTCTATTGGCTGATTATACATAGCCAAATAAACTGGATTAGTCAATATGCTTGCAAGCTCTCTTGATATTGTGCTTAGTAGCTCTTGAGAAAATGAAGTATAGATAAAGTTAGCCTTTGGATTCATTGCCAAAGTGTAAGCAATAAAGTATTTGGCTAGTGTAGTTTTTGCACTACGAGGCGGAACATTAATATTATCCCTAGTTGTTTTTAGATCATATATATCTTGAAAAAGCTGAAATAAATCTTGATGGATAGGCTCTATAATAAACTTCCTACCCTCTATCTGCCTGAATAAATATAAAAACCAATCTTTAAACCCCCTTTTGTGTAGCAGTTGCCCAAAATAAACGGGGTGCTTAATCTTCATTAATTATTTTATCAATATGATTATTATATGCTTCTTTTTCTTCTTTATCAATATAAACTACTTTTTCGGTCACTTCACCTGATAACTGAGTTTCTGTTTTAGTTGAAAATTCTTCTTTATCTTTTCTTTCAAGCCACCATTTAGAGCTTATTTCATCTCCTTCCTTAATCCTATTGACTACATTTTTTTTAGCCAATATGCTTATATTTTGCCTTAAAGCGTTGATCTCGTCTAAAAACTCTGGATACTTTTCAATATGATTATAATAAGTTTGTTTTGAAATTTTAGCGTAAACACAAGCTTGATCTATTGTCAGCCCATCGCTAAAAGCAGTTTTTAGTTGATTGACTTTTTCAGACTTTAGAAGCTCTTCGGGTCTTCCACCTAAATTTTTAGATTTTGCCATAAATTCCTAATTAAGTTTATACACTTGATTTATTAAACTTATATATTAACAAAACAACAGAGGTTATATTGATTTAACCTTGTTGTTGCCCTCGCAAGTCTCTATCCCTTACTTGCGGGGGTTTTTTTATGCCTATATTTATTTCTATCTTCCAGCAATTAAAAATCAAGGGTGATGTGAAATGCCTATTTTATGGCTTAGTTATGTTTTATTTTGGCAATTAAAAGAACATCTTTAAAACAATCATCTATTTACTTTTTGTCGCTTGCTGAATTCGCAAGCTATTACAAAAAGATCAAGGCTCGCACTCAATTATAACGCCTTGTTGTGCGCCCCCTCCCTAAACTCCCCCAAAAAGGGGGCACTTTGTCAAGTCTCTTTTTTTTATTTAAAAAGTCAATATAAATTATA